GCTATCGACGATTTCCAGTCTGGACGTACTAAGTGGATTCTATTCACCGTTCAGGCGGGTGGTGTGGGTGTCACCCTAACCACTGGTCGTCGTCTGGTTATGCTCCAGCGCCCTTGGTCACTTGTTGACCACAAGCAGGCACTGGACCGTATCCACCGCATTGGCTCTGAGATTCACGACTCTGTAATCATCATGGACTATGTGACCGAGGGAACTATTGAAGAACGTGTTCTTCAGGTTCTCGAAACTAAGGCAGACAACTTCGAGCAGATTGTCCACGACAAGGCACGACTACTCGACTTGCTAAAAGAAGACAAGGCTGGTAAGCTCTAATTATGAGTGACGAAACTACAACCCCAGAGGTTAAACCGTACCGTCTTTCCAACTCGGAAATTCAGGTATTCAAAGATTGCCGACGTAAGTGGTGGCTTAACTACTACCGACGTCTCATGCCTAAGCAGACCCAATACACGGGCGCTTTGGCTCTAGGCTCTCGTATCCACGAGGCCCTAGACCAGTATTACTCCTCGAACTGCGAGCTGGACCTCCTAGAGATTCACGCAAAGCTTGTCGAGACTGACCGCAAAACTCTGATGGACGAGTACCGAGACACTTCGGACTTGGAGGCAGAGGCCGAGCTAGGTCGCATCATGCTTGAGGGTTACCTCCAGTGGATGGACGAGCAGGGTATCGATGCAGAGCTAGAGATGATTTCTACTGAAGAGATTATTGAAATGCCTCTCATGGATGGCGAAGTTATCCTTCAGGGTAAGCTCGACATGCGTGTCCGTCGCAAGTCCGATGGCGTTCGTATGTTCCGTGACTTCAAAACTGTAGGTGGCTCGTTCGCTGACTTCGCTAACCAAGCGCAGATGAACGAACAGATTCTTACCTACATGATGTTGGAACATGCCCAGAACAAAGAACCGGGTGAACGCTCTGAGGGTGGTATCTTTACCATGCTGAAGAAAGTAAAGCGTACTGCAAACGCTAAGCCACCGTTCTATGACCAGATTGAGGTTCGACACAACATCTTTACGATGCGTTCGTTCTGGCAACGTATTCACGGAACCATCACCGACCTGATGAACGTCAAGAAGGGTCTTGACGCAGGAGCGGACCCAAACTTCGTGGCTTACCCAAGCCCCGACAAAGACTGCAAATGGAAGTGTCAGTTCTACACTATCTGTCCTCTAATCGACGACGGTAGTGCAGCTGAGGCAGCCATCGAGCAGATGTATGAGGTCGCCGACCCATACGGTTACTACAACAGCAGCACCGACAAGAAAGGTACAGAGTAAGCATGTCAGATGTACAGCGTTCTCTAACCATGATGGTCTATGGCGAATCAAAGGTAGGTAAGTCTACCTTTGCAGTCACAGCACCATATCCTCGTCTAATGCTCGACGTGGAGGGTGGCCACCGCTTCCTTCCAATCAACGTCAAGTATTGGGACCCAATGCGTGAGGAGCCGCCTCAGGCGGACGGCACTTGGGATACCGTAGTTGTGCAGGTTCGCGACTACGATGTCGTTCTGAAGGCATTCCAGTGGCTTCAGAGTGGCAAGCACCAGTTCAAGTCACTTATCATTGACTCCATCTCGGAGCTTCAGGTTAAGTGCATGGACAACATCGCTGGTACAGAGCAGATGAAGATGCAGCAGTGGGGCGAACTACTTCGCCACATGGGTGCGCTTCTCCGCGACCTACGCGACCTAACGATGCACCCAACTCAGCCTCTCGAGGCAGTTGTGCTCACCGCTATGGCCAAGCGTGGTCAGGACGACCTCATGCACCCTTATCTACAGGGTCAGCTTGCGGTTCAGGCTCCGTACTTCTATGATGTACTTGGATACATCTCCAACGAGATGATTCCAAACCCAGACCCAACTCAACTGCCTTACCGTGCACGTCGTATGTATGTGGAACGTACCGACAAGGTTGAAGCAGGAGAGCGTGTTCAAGGTCGACTTGGTTCGATTGTTGAGCAGGAAAACCTTGGTGTAGAGCGTATGCTAGACATCATCTTCGGTCCAAAAACCGAAACCAAAAAGAAGACTGCATAAGCAGTCACTAGTTAAGTAAGGAAATCGAACTATGAGTTCACTCAACTGGGCTGATTTAGTAAAGGACGCTGGCGAATCTGCTGGCGGAAACTACGAGCCGTTGCCCGACGGCGATTACGACTTCAAGGTTCTTGAAGCCACCGCTACCACTTCGCAGAGTGGTAAGACCATGTTCAAGCTAAAGGCTGAAGTTCAGACTGGTGCACACGCCAAGCGTCTCATTTGGGACAACTTGGTTATTTCACCTGAGAACAGCACCGCGCTGGGTATCTTCTTCTCGAAGATGGCTGCCCTTGGTCTCCCTCGTGAGTTCTTCACGAACAACAACCCAACCAACGCACAGATTGAGGCGTCGCTTGTCGGCAAGTCGTTCCGTGCAACTCTTGGAACCCGTACTTGGAACGGCAACAAGCAGAACGAAATCAAGAAGTACCACGTGATTTCGGGTGGTCAGGCTCCTTCCGCTCCAGCAACTCCGTTTGCTGGCCCATCGGTAGCGACTCCGCCTGCTCCTCCTGCTCCGCCTGCTCCTCCTGCTCCGCCTGCCCCTCCAGTGGCTGGTAGCGCATCCGAGGACGCTCCGTTCTAAAGAACAGGGTTTGACCGAAGGGGGTGCCACTTGGAAACAAGTGGTGCCCCCTTTCAACAAGAAAGATAATCATGGGAAAAGTTTTACTGACAGGTATGTCCGCACCTCAGGCCTCGGCTAAAGCGAACGTTTCAAACTTAGGATTTGCCTCCCTCATTAACAAGGCTCTAATCTCAGCGGGTCACGAAGTCGTATGGACCGACCCAAACATCAACTTCACCAAAGAGATGGTGGACACTTTTGATTCGATTTTGGTGGGCATCTCCCCACTAACTAGCCTTGGCTCCAACCGAGTCTATGGCGCTCTTTCGGTCATTGGGGCAGTCCTAGAACATGCCCCGCAGAAGCTCTCATTGCTTGTTGACGCCCCTAATGTGTCGCAGATTGAAGTCTCTCTACGCGCTGCTGTCGGTGCCCCAGAGAGCCTCGTGAAGCCTTTTTACAGCTATCGCAAGAACTATGCTGAGGTCAAGGAAAGCCCAGAAACACAGGGTAGATTGCTTGGCGTTGTTCGTCACCTTTTAGAAGAAGAGTGGCCAACTACTATCTACCCGTCGCTGCCGTGGAAGCTAGATTACAGCGTCGCTGACAAACTTCCAACGGGAGCTCGTTCAAAGTTGGTAGGTCTAAATCTAGACTCGTTCATTCTCGAACCAGCTTCCGATAATGAAGACCGCGCTCCGAAGTGGGTGTCTGACGACATGAAGAGCAAGTGGAACAAGTCGGTAGTTACAACCCTTCAATACCCGTGCTCTCCAATGAAGATGACTAAGGGCTGGACCGACTACGAGGTAGAGGACCAGATTGCTCGCTCAATCGGGGCCTTGATTGCTCCTGATAAAAAGCAAGAGACGTGGTGGACCTACAGGTATGTCCAAGCAATGAACAAAACTACCCCTATCGCCACTAACTGGTATGAGAGTCAAGACCTCGGCGCTGCTTGGGCCGTCCTTGCTGCAAGTATCGAGAGTGCCTCGGAAGGTAAACGCCGCCTAATTGCTACTGCTCAGAGAGAGTCGTATGAGGTAGCTATCCCTGATACAATAGAGGCAACAAAGATTTTAGTGTCAACCCTCGGAATCAACTAAGGAAATAGAGATGCAAGTTAACTATGAATGGGTGAAGGAACAATTCACCGAAGCAAAGGTTCGTATTGGTGTGGGCAAGGCTGTGCTCAAGATGCTCGAGACTTGGGAGACACTAGACCTGACTCCAGAGCAAGCTCGTCAGACTCTCGACCTTCTTCAGGACTTAGGTATGGGCCACTCGCTTGTGGTCGTGGCTAAAGACGAGGTTTGGGTAGACGCTAAGCGAGGTCAACTATTGGTTGGAGACCGAGTTCGTGTTATGCACGATGCTTTCGATGGCGACCTAGGTGCAATCCACAACGGGCGTCAAGGTGTAATCACTGCTATCCGCTCGGGAGACATCATCGTAAACTCGACCGATGGCAAGCGTCCATCGATTGACGGGGTCCACTAC